CGACGCTAAGGTTGCACCGCGCAGGTGCAGTAGTGCGCCAAGGTGGGGCGGAATGCACCGCAATGGTTGGCGGAAGCGGTGAACTCCGAATCGCCCACATTTACGTGGGTTTCCGGTGGGGTCGGTGGTCTTTTCCGCCTTCCCGTCCGCCTTCCTTCGGATGCTGGGCTACTTGGGCCGTCGTCGGGCTTGCACGGAGCCAGCGCATTGTGAGCGTAGGCGGACCGACCCGGAACGCCGGGGGTTGCCTCGGATCAGGGTTAACACCTAGAATCGCGTCGAACGCGCGCAGCGGCCGTATGAGGGGGATCGTCGTGATGACGGTGAAACCACGGCCGAGGTGACCGGGCACAGGGGCCATCCAGCGGATGGCTTGCCTCGGGGGTACAGCACGTTAAGCCGATCCGGCGCCATTGGGCATCGGGTCCGAACGTGAACCAACCCCTCAAGGAACGCCCATGACCCGGCTTGTCCCGAAGAAGCGCCCGCTGCCCGAGGCAGCGACGCGCACCCCTCCCGCGTCCAACACCACCCCCATCGCTGACCCAGCCATCACCGCCCGCGAGGCGATGGCGCTGCTGGGCGTCAAGAAGTCCGCCTTCTACGAGTGGCAGCAGAAGGGCCTGACGGGCTTCCCGCCCAAGCGCCTGATCGGGCGGAAAGCCGTCCGCTACCTGCGCAGCGAGGTCATCGCCTTCCGTGACCGGGGGCTGCCGCGATGAGCAAGTCCCACGACAAAGCGATTCTGGCCGCGTGGCTGCGCTTCACCGGCGGCACCCTCGAAGCGCTGGCCGGGCAAACCGGCATCGGCGCCGGCAAGCTCCAAGCCTTCGCCCGCGGGCCGTGGCCGTTGCCCACGCACAAGCGCGACACCTTCGCGGCGCACTGCCGGGCCGGCCTGCGCGCCGCCTACCGGCAAGCCCTCGGCGCCACGCTCCGCGATGAAGAGCTGCGCACCGATCCGAACGTGCAGCGGTTCCTGCGCGAACTGGCGGACGCCTACCGCGCCCTGTTCGGCGCCGACGTGGCGAAGGAGGTCACATGAACAACGGCGTTCCCAACCTGAGCCCCGCGGCCCGACGCGCCGCCTACGTGGCGTGGCTGCTGCGCATCTCGCCTGCTCAAGTATTCCCGCACAGAGGTGAGTGCAGCCCGGAGATGAAAGGCTTCCTCGAAGACTGGGTGTATGTGGAAGTGCGCCGGCTGCTCGATGAGCTGTACCAAGCGCAAGTCTGGAACCCGGAGGTCAGCCGCTACGTGAAGACCCTGGTCCATGCCCACGACGTGATCGAAGGCCGAGCCGATCCGGCCGACAACGGGTGGCACCTGAACAAGAAGAACTACAGGCGCGGGCTCTGGGTCTTCCACAACCTGCGGCCGCACAAGACCGGGGAGGCGCCTCGATGACAGCACGGCCCCAACACCAAGAACCCCAAGCCGACCCGGCACTGATGCCCGACACCGATGCCGCGGTGGCCTTCCTGCGCGAGGTCCACGCCGGCCGCACCGTGCACCTGACCGCGATCCATCCGGCCGACGGCATCCTGCCGGCCGGGTCGTTCGCGGCTGACAACACCGACGGCATGCGCCGCTGGATCGACCAACACCAGGGCATCGCCAACGTGTACTGGTCGGTGAACCCCCTTCGGCGCGCACCCTTCAAGAAGGCCAAGAAGGAGGACGTGGCGCGCATGGCCTTCGTTCACGTGGACCTCGACCCGCAGGCCGGCGAGACCACCGAGGCAGCGAAGGCGCGGTGCCAGAAGCTCCTCGACGGCTACCGCCTGCCGCCCAGCATCGTCGTGGACTCCGGCAACGGGCTTCAGGCGCTGTGGGCGTTGCGCGCCGTCGGCGATGAGCTGGAGGTGGGCGGTGACGTGAGCCGCGCCGAGGAACTGGAGCGCACCACGCGCCAGCTACAGGCCGACTTCGATCAGGCCGGCGGCAACAAGAAGACCGCGGACGCCACATTCAATCTGGATCGCGTACTCAGGGTGCCCGGCACGATCAACGTGCCCAACGACAAGAAGCGCGCGGCCGGCCGCGTGCCCGCCCTGGCGCGCCTTCTGAAGCTCGACCTAAGCCTGACCTATGAGCTGGGCGAGTTCGGCAAGGCACCGCCGTTGCAGGCTACGCCCACGGGCGCGGCCAACGACGCGAGGCCGGCCGGCCCGACCCTGCCCATGGGCACCGCGGAGCTGATGGCGTGGGCCGCAGAGCACGGCCGGCAACTGCCGGACCGGGCGCTGGCGAGGATCGCCGACGGCGACGCCGGGGAGCACGACGGCGACCGATCCGCCATGGTGATCTACGTTTGCGCCGCGCTGGACCGCGCAGGCGTGCCGCTGGTCATGATCGCATCGGCGGTGTTCGACCGCGCCAACCTGATCAGCGCGCACGTGCAGGAGAAGGGCAAGCCCGACACCTGGGGCTACGCGTGGCGGCAGGCCACCCGTGGGCGCGAGCTGAACGCCCAGGAGCAGGCCCGTCGCGCTGCGCAGGCGGAGGAAAACCGGCGCATCGGCGAGGGCGACACGGTGCCCACGGCCGAGCTGATCGACCTCGAAACGGCGCTGCGCCGATTCGTGTTCTGTGAAGACGGTTCGCGCGTGGTGGACCTCGACCACCCGCACTATGACCTGGCGTTGGTGGACTGGACCCGGGCCTATGCAGCGTCCGTCGAAGAAGTCGCCCGGCCGCCCAAGAAGCTCGCCGGTGGCGTGACGAAGGAGCAGGCGCCGGAGCTGGTGCCGGTCTGCAAGCTCTGGATGTCGCACCCGGACCGGCGCCGGGCGGTGTCGCGCACGTTCAAGGCCGACGGGCCGTTGATGCTGAACGATCCCGAGGGCCGACTGGCCGTGAACTCGTGGCGTCCGTTCGACCGCTCACTGCACGTGCTCGACTCGCACGCGGCCGGCCTGGGCCTGTTCCTTGACCACGTGGCGTTCCTGTTCGGCGCGGAGGCTGATCGGTTTCTCGACTGGCTGGCGCACATCGAGCAGAAGCCCGGCGAGCTGCCGCACACGGCGTGGCTACACATCGCGCGCCGCTTCGGCATGGGCCGCAACTGGCTGGGTTCGGTGCTCACGCGCGTTTGGGCGGGCAGCGTAGCGGCGAACTTCGACCTGATGGCGACGCTGGACCGCGGCTACAACGGCCGGTTGTCGCGCAAGGTGCTCGCCATCGTGGATGAGATCCGCGAGGGCGGCAGTGAGACATGGCGGCACAGCCAGACGCTGAAGCGCATCGTCAACGAGGAATACCGGGAGATCAACCCCAAGTACGGCCGGCAGTTCGTGGAGTTCAACGCGTGCCGCTGGCTGATGTTCAGCAACTACACGTCGGCGATCCCGGTGGAGAAGGGCGACCGGCGCATTGAGGTGGTGGCGTGCGAGGCCGAGCCGCGTGGCGCCGACTACTACGGCCGGCTGTACCAGGCCCTGAGCGACCCGCAGTTCATCGCCGCGGTGGCGGGCCATTTCGGGCAGCGCGACCTCTCGGGCTTCAACCCTGGCGCCCACGCCAAGGCCACCGGCGCGAAGCTGGACGTGATCCGGGCCAGCCAGTCCGAGGCGGATGAATGGTGCGAGCTGATCGTGAAGCACTGGCCCGCGGACGTGGCCTCGAACCCCGAGCTGGCCGCGGTGCTGCTGGGCGAAGGCAGTGACGCCGAAAGCCGCAGGCTGGAGCCCAGGCACAAGCGTTCGCTGGAGCAGGCCGGCATCGTGTCTTTCGGCGCTGACCCAATCCACGACAGTGAGACGCGGCGGTCAACGCGCGTCAGCATCGTCCGCAACAAGGCGCGCTGGGCTCAGGCCACCGTGTCCGAGGTGCGCGCGGAACTCGCCCGCGGCCGGCGTGCAAAGGCCGATGCCGCGCACAGCGATGCCGTCGTGACGTGGCGTGAGCTGCTGGAACGGCGCGCGGCCGGCGAGGCGGACCAGCCGAAGGACAAGCCGCCCTTCTAAACCTCAACAAGACAACTGACTAGGGCACGTCGCCCGACGGCGTGGCCGGGCCGCCGCATTGCCCGGCGCTTTGTGAACGATGGAGAAACGATGATGAGCAAGACAACCCCGAACCAAGCCGAACTCGACATGACTGACGGGGACTACCGCCAGCGGCTGAAGAACTGGGCGCACCCGTCAGCCGAACGCTTCGGTACATGGCATGACTGGACGCGTGAGGACATCGACTACCTGCTGGAAGAACTGCGCGCGGGCTTCATGTCCGACATCGAGCGTGATCGATCCTTCGGCTGGGTCGTCTCGGCCGCAGGCATCGAGGTCGCGCAGGTCGCCGAGCGCGAATATGGAGAGCCGGCGATTGCGGGCATGCTGTCGGCGTTGCGCGAGGGCCTGATGCTGGCGATGGAGGATGCCGACTCGTGCGAGAACGCTGATGAAGCGTTTGAGCGGGCGGAGCGAATCCTGAGCATCATCGACGAAGACCCTGACGTCGTGTACCGAAGCGAGCGGATTTTGCGTCCGCAGGTTCTGCAGCAGTAAGGCGATGCTGTCTGCGCCTGGGCCGTTGTCGGTGAGATGGCCCAGGCAGCAGGCCTCGAATCGCACATTACGCATTACGGCTCATTACGCCAGCTCTAATTAGACCTTGAATGAAATTTGTGTTTTTAGAAAACCCCTTTATAGGGACTGCGTAATTTACCGTAATGCGTAATGTGCTCGATCTGCTGTCCCTGGGCATCGAGACAGGCCGCAGACGGCTCCGTGCCTGCCGCCCTGTGCCGGAGCCACCATCGGCGCATTACTTGCCTTATCGACGCCCGCAGGCACGCCGACAGGCCTTCCCTGGGCCGATGTCCACCAGCGCCGGCCGTGCCGCGTGGAGTTCGACGGAAATAGGTTCCGCCGAAACTCCAATAACGGATGGCGTTTCCGCATGGTGCGGCAGCATTTCCGCCTACTGCCCTACCTTCTGCGGCAGCGCACCGGCGACTGAAACAACTCGCTCGCCGCAATTCAATAGAAACTCTTGGGCGACGTTCTACCGCGCCAAGCCATGGATCAACAAACCGTCGCCCTCTATGTGCGCCCGATGCTGGACAGCAGCGACGCGCAACAACTCGACCAGCTACGTGCCTGGGCGCAGGCCTGCGGGCATCGAGTCGTGGCTGAGTACGCGGAGAAGGCCCGCACCCGCGGCAAGGATCGGCGCCAGGAGTGTGCCCGGATGCTGGCAGACGCTGGCCGCGGGGCGTGGTCCAGGGTAGCTTGTGTCTCGCTGACCGCGCCAGCCCGTAGCGTGCGGCATGCCGGCGAAATCCTCGCGCGCCTCGATGCGCTAGGGATCGCGCTCACGGTCCTGGGCTCAGGCATCGACACCTCGGCCGACGAAGGCCGCACCCGCTGGGCACTCGACCTCGCTTGCGAGCTGGAGCGCGACACGCACAAGGAGCGAGCCGTGGTCGGCATCCGGCGCCGGCTGGAGTTTGGCCTGGGGCACGGCGCCCGGCGCATCCCCGGCAACAAGGAAGCCCGCATCGTGGCCCTCCTGCGCGCCGGCACCAGCATCGAGCGCACGGCCCGCATCGTCGGCTGCTCGAAGTCGCCCGTGTACCGCGTGCGTGCCGAGCTGGCGCTGGCCGACCCCTTGCCCAGCTCGCTCGCCCGGGAGGCGCAACGGCCATGACCGACCAACAAGACAAGCCCCCACGCCGCACCGGCACCGCCATCAACCCCGTCGGCCGGCCGCGCAAGGCCGAGGTCGCCACGCTGCCGACTCTGACCGCTGAACAACTCGACGCGGTGCGAAGCCTCGCGCGGGAGGGCGTCCGCGAGCTGACCGCCCGCCGTGTCCTGGGCCTCACCACCGCCCAATGGAAGGCGATGCGCGCCGACCAGCCCGACGGGGAGCTGTCCCCGCTGGCGCTCGCCTGGGCGGAGGGGATCGCCGAGGGGCAGGCCGACATCATCGCCTTCATGAAGCGGCGCATGACCAGCGCCGACAGCGAGACAGCGGCAACGTGGCTCGCCGAACGGGTGTTCAAGCTCGGCCGACAAGACAACGACGAAGGCGCCCCGCGCGTGTCCATCGTCATCAATGCGGCGATGAGCCCGGCCGACTACGCGCGCATGATCGAGGTGACGCAGACGTGAGCCTCGCCCAGCGTGTCGCGCCGACCGCCTTCCAGGCCCGCGTCCTGGCCGTGCCGGAGGAGCATTGGTTGTTCCTGGGCGGTGGCCGAGGGGGCGGCAAGTCCTTCGCGCTGCAACTCCTGATCCTGCGCCACTGCCAGCAGTACGGCCCACGCGCCCGAGTGCTGGTGACGCGCCGCCGGCTCAAGTCGCTGATGCAGTTCGCCGAGGAACTCCGCGGGCTGGTCCGTGGTGCCTTTGGGCTGGCCGCCACGTTCAACGCGAACGATGGAGTGTTCCGGCTGCCCAACGGCGCGACGGTGGCCCTGACGCACTGCGAGTCCGCCAGCGCTCTACAGGATACGGTTCAAGGCTCCACGTTCTCATTGATCGTCGTGGACGAGGCCGGCGAAGGCCCAGAGCTGCCGGTGATCGACCAACTCGCGCTGACGCTGCGCGCGAAGGGCGTGCCGCTGCGCATGGTCCTGGCCGGCAACCCCGGCGGGGCGAACCACTCCGCGCTGGCCGAGCGGTACGTGACCGGCCGCGTGCCTTGGGCACCCTTCGAGTTCGCCGACCAGCGATGGGTCTATGCCCCGTCCACCGTGGACGACAACGACCACCTCCCGGCCGCGTACAAGCGCGCCTTCGAGGTCTTGAAGACAACGGACCCGGCCCTGTACAAGGCGCACCGCTACGGCGATTGGTCCGCCATCGTCGGCGACTTCTTCGCCGGAGTCTGGCGCCCCGACCGCGCCGTGTTCGACCACCACGACGTGCCGCCGGAGATGTTCTCCAGCCTGAAGCTATCCATCGACTGGGGCAGCGCCGCGCCTTGCGCGACGGTCCTGGGCGGCCGGCTCCGGTTCGACGTGCGCTTGCCCGATGACCGCGTGATCCCGCGTGGTGCCTGGGCGATCTATGACGAGCACTTCGAGCACGACCCGCTGAACATCGCCCGCGGCACCGGCCGCACGCCTGGGCAGATCGCCCCGGTGCTTCGCGCGATGGCGGCACGTAACCTGACCCGCGCCAGTGGCGTCATCGACAGCGCGGCCGAGGCCCGTGTGGCCGGGCGGACAGAGCCCAGCATTGGCGACCTGTTCCGCGCGGCCGGCGTGCGCGTCTCGCCAGCGAAGAAGGGGCCGCGTGTGCCGCGGATGGAGAGGCTCAAGGAGCTGATGGCCGGCGGGGACTTCTGGGTGGCGTCACGCTGCCGGTTCTGGCTGGCGACCGTCCCGACCTTGCCGCGCGATCCGCGCAATCCGGAGGACTGCGATAGCAGCGCCAACGATCATGCCCTTGATGCCACGTCTTACATCATCACAGGTTCGATGGGCGGCACGGCGTCGTCGGTGCCCTTCGAGGCGCCGGCCGCGCTGCCGGACGATGACCCGAGCCGGGTTGTCTGGTGTTGATCGGACTTCACGGGTTAGCCGTCTCGACCAACCAGCCGTCTACCTCCTCAATTCGACGGCATGACTCCAGATCGTAGACATTGCGCATTCTGTCGATAAGGAAAGCCCGCTGCTCATTCCTCAATCGACAGTGGCCGAGTACATACGCGGGCCAACCGTTCGGATAGAAGTGGGTGATATCAACCGTTCTGCGCGTGATCTCACCTGAACCACTCGTGTACTGAAAGCGGAGTGTCCGCAGGAACGGCTTGCCCTTCAGCGCAATGTGCTCCTTGAAAGTGGTCGCTGAAGAATCGATTGCCGCGTGGTCCTGGTCAACCGTCCGGGCTGGGCGCGACATGATCTGGGTTCTTTCCAGCACATCCCGAAGCTCCTTCAGCTTCTGTTGGATGATCTCCTGCTTCGATCCTGTCGGCTTGCGCTTTCGCCGCGGCGTGGGGCTGTTTGGGCGAATCTTGTTCATCAGCGCCTCCGTTGCCTATCAACTTCGAGTCTACAGGCCAGCCAATCTCTGGCCTCCTTCGTCCACGTGACGGGGATCTTTCCCGCCTTGATCAGCGACTTGACCTGCTCTAATCCAAGCAGTCTTGAAAATTTGTCGAGGTGTCTCCAAGTGCGTGTCTTGATGCGGATGGGTTGCATGTCATTCCTTTGACTATTCAGGTGGGCATAGAAGAAGTTTCAGTCATGGGCGACTCATTTCGTCTGCGGTTGAATTGCGCCACTGAAAGCAACATGCAGCCATCTTCAACGTAGACAATAACCTTCGCACAATCCCAGCGAAACTCCTTCTCGAAGGCCGAGGCAACGAAGCGCCCCGGCCGGTGCGAGGGACAGTCCCCGGCCTGCAAAGCCTGACGCGACCCGAGCGCCATTCAGCCTCAAGGAGTCGCCGCCGTGCCGCAGGTCATCTTCCGCAACGTCCCCTCGGGCATCACGCTGTCCGAGTCCAACGTCAACGCGCTGGCCAACAGTGCCCGCGAGGTCGCCCAGGCCTTCGCAGCTCGCCTCGCAGCCTTCCAGAAGGTCTTTGCCGAGGCCCGAGACAACTACAGCCGCGAGGCCGACAGCATCGTCTCGGAGGCCAACCCCGGCGAACGTGCCGCGGCCGACCGCTTCGCCAAGCAGCGCAAGGCGTCCAAGATCGCCGAGTACAAGCGCAGCCTGCTCGACAACACGCGCAAGGAACGGCGCGAGATGCTCGACCGGCTGGCGCGGTACGCGGCCGAGGCCGATGCGATCCGCTCGGTGAACACGAGCCCGGCGATGACGCTCGGCCGCGTGGGCCTGGGCGAGCAGCGCCGCACGAACCTGCAACACCAACTCGAAGGCGCCGGCCCGATGGAGCTGATCGCCGCCGCACGCCAGTCGATCCTCCTGGGCGACGTGCTCCTGGCCGCCGCGGTGGCGACGGTGGTAGACCGCCGGCCGCGCGACCGCCGGCCGTTCTCCGTGGGCGAGTTCGCCACGCGCGTGATCGGCGTGCAGTGGCGCGCGATGGAGGCGAAGCTGGCCGCGGTGGACCTGGCACGGCGTGAAGCCGAGTCGGCCAACGATGAGTTCGAGCGTGGCCCCGATCCGATGAAGTCGATTGCCGTGGCGCTGGCGCGCCGGGCCGTCGCGGAGCTGGAGGCCGCTGTCGAAGACGACAGCACCCGGCAAGACCAACTCAACGCGCAGGAGGCCTGAGCCATGGCAAGCGTGACCCTCGCCGAATCCGCCAAGCTCGCCAAGGATGAGTTGGTGTCCGCGGTGATCCAGCAGATCATCACCATCAACCACATGTTCGACGTGCTCCCCTTCGACAGCATCGACGGGACCGGCCTGAGCTTCAACCGCGAGAACGTCACCGGCGACGTGATCAACGCGGCACCCGGCACGACGTTCTCCGGCACTGGCGGAGGGAAGGCGCCGGCCACCTTCACGAAGGTCACCGCGAGCCTGACGACGATCATGGGCGACGCGGAGGTGAACGAGATGCTCGCCAACACCCGCTCGGGCAACGGCATCGACCAGGAGGCCGCGCAGATCGCCAGCAAGGCCAAGTCCGCCGCGCGCCAGTTCCAGCAGCAGATGATCACCGGGGACGGCACGAACAACACGATTGCGGGCCTGCTGACTCTGTGCCCGGCGTTGCAGAAGGTGATCCGGCCGACGAACGGTGGGCCGTTGTCCTTCGGGCTGCTGGACGAGGTGCTCGAACTCGTCACCGACAAGGAGTCGGCCGACTACATCACGATGCCGACCCGGACGCTGCGCAGCTACCGGGCGCTCCTGCGTGGCCTGGGCGGTGCGAAGATCAGCGAGGTGGTGGAGATGCCCAGCGGGGCGAAGGTGCCGGCGCATGGTGGCGTGCCGATCTTCCGCAACGACTACATCCCCACGAACCAGACGAAGGGCAGCGCCAGCAACTGCACGACGATCCTGGCCGGGACGTTCGATGACGGCACGCGCACCGTAGGCTGCGCTGGGCTCACCGCGGCTGAAGCCGCGGGCATCCAGGTCGTGCCCGTGGGCCACAAGGAAGACGCCGACGAGATGGTCTGGCGGGTGAAGTGGTACTGCGGGCTGGCCCTGTTCGGCGGGAAGGGCATCGCCACCGCCGACGGCGTGACGGACTGAGCCGATGGCCGCGGAGAAGAAGGACAAGCCGGCCCCCGACCACCGGGGCCGCTCCTGGCAGGCGCTCGAAGCCGAGCGCCAGCGCCGCCTCGTGGACGCCTCGGAACGGCTGCAAGGCGCGATCCTGGGCGCGTGGCGGCCGGAGCTGGTGGCGCGCTACGGCCAGCGCATGGCGTAGCGCCAGCGAGGCACAACGAACGGCCCGGGGCCTGGGCGACGGTACAGGGGCAGACGCAAAAGAGGGCCCCGGTGGGCCCTCTGAACGTCAGGGGACGTTATTTGCCAGAACGCCTAGGCGCCGGCTTCGGGCAGGGCGGCCGGATGACCTCCCGCTCCGTCGTGCGCGGATGCCTCTCGGCGTACCGCTCGGTGGTGAATCGGCCGGTGTCCGACCGTCGGTGAACGACTTTGTTGGTAGTCATATTGATGAGTTCAGTCTGTCGGTTGACGGCTCCGTCAATGGTTGACGAGTAGTCGGCAATTCGACACGGTTATCGAAAACGAGCGTGACGCGTCACGCTCGACAGACATAAACTCCGCCACGCTGGATCGCAATGTTCAGCATGACGGAGTTGGAAGCATCACCGTATTCTGGTGAGCGGGGAAATGACGGTAAGCACACCGCCAACGGTCCCCGCCAGCCGGTAGGTTGCTAGCCTCATAGGTCGTCGTCTCCTTCCTCGTCAGCCGAGCCCCTTGACGTGGGCTGTCCTTCCCCGGACGTAGTTGCACCAGACAGCCCAGAGGTTGCCGCCTCTGGGCTGTCGCCTTTCTGCACCAGGAAGTACAACTTCCCCTCCCGGCGCAGCAACTTCTTCGAGGCCATGCGGGAAACGGTGCTGAGCACGCTCTCGCGCTTGGCGTCTGATACCTTGTCCACCGCAGCGGCGATCTCGACCGAGGTCAAACCGCCTGACTCGCCGAACGCCTCCAGGATCAGGTCTTCAAGCCGCTGCTTGGGCCGAGGCCTGGCGACGCCTTCGCCTGACGCGCTGACCGCGACCAGCGCCCCCGATCCGCCCACGGCATTCATGGACACGCCAGCGAGACCAACTGTGACGTTGGCCGAACCCGCCTGTTGAGCATCCGCAACGACTGAGCGGAAGACGTCAAGGGCGTAGCTGATGCGTTGTTCCGTAGCGTCCAACTCGTCAAGCCGGCGCTGCAACGACAGCTTCTCCGCGCGGATGGCTTCAAGGCGCGCGGAGAGCAGGTCGGACTCGGATTGCTGAGGCATGGTGCCGTGAGTGTATCACGGTTGCCGAACTTGTCGTCAAGCGTCAACCATCAACAAACTCATAGACGGCAATCCGCCGTCAACTTCAGGTCCGGCTATGCCTTGCCGGCGCAGTAGTCCGCCCACGCCTTCATCATCGGCACGCGTTCCTCGAAGTAGTCGGTGCGCTTGTAGGCGGCGATGGTCTCGTTTTCCTCGGCGTGAGCCAGCGCCGCCTCGGCCGCATCGTCCGCGAACCGCTGCGCGCGTGCCCACACCCGGAAGGTGGCCCGGAACCCGTGCGGCACCACCGCCCGGCCACCCTGGGCAGGATCGACCCAAAGCGGTT